TGATTGTACTGGAGGAGCACTGCTTAATTCTGGAGTGGGAACTCCTGATGCTGTTGAAACATTTGCTGCACCTGCAACCTTTTCTTGTGTTCTACCATAAGCAGAAACGCCTAATACTGCACCCATAGCTACGTGAAATAATCCACCGCCCTGTAGTGTAATCGGTACCCATTGTCTAAATGCGTCGTTTGCAGCTTGAACTTCCCAGAACTGAACAACCGTAAACATAATTGGAAATAACGCAAAATCGAATAGACAGCAAGTCATATACATCATTGCCATCATTGGACGCCATTTTTTCGTCATCCAATCCTCATCGGGTTTTTTCTTTTCTTCTACAACTTCTTCAGTTTTATTTTTACCAAACATATTAACTCCTTGCTTTTTTAGCTTTTATTTTTTCATTTTCTTCATTAATATAGTTTACTAACAATGATACGTAAATTTCTCTTTCCCACGGCAACATATTTTCTATTTCCGTTAATGAGTATTTATGATGCTGCATCAACGAAAAATTTAATTGAAAATAGTTAATTAAACTTTCGTGAGAAAGAGTTAGACGAAAAAATTTTGTAGACCTTCTAAATCTACAATATTTGTTTTTTTACAACTAGGACAGTCTGTTTCTATATGTTGTACTATTTTTGGAATATTTCTAAAAAACTCTTCAAGTTTATCAAATTGCTTTTTTGTAAAAGAACTAACAAACGTGTTCAACTCTTCTTCGGTGTATGATGTTTTATCAAAATAATCATCTTTGGTAAACACTGCATCTACACAATCTGTTATTAGTTCTACAATACGGGTACTATTTGAATTATCTCTTATAGACAACATTTCGTCGAACTGCGGATATCTTAGTATCACTCCAATATCTTCAGTTAATAATACTTTATTTGTTGTAGATTCATCCTTAACTACCGTTAATTTTGTTATATCTAATGTGTGATCTATTTTTGTTCCACATTCGCAATTAATTACGATGTCTGCAGTTTCACTAATTGATTTTGCTCGTATATTTAAAAATAAGTATTCAACATCAAAGTGAGCTAATTTTGATATATTTAATTTATTGAATGTGCAATTATCAACTAATTCAGTTACAACTCTTGTTATTTCTGAAACATCTGCTTCTACAGTTGTTAAGAGTATTTTATATTCTTTTACTAAAAATGGTCTGTACTTAACTTTTTTATTTGTAGATGGTAGTATTAATTCATACGTTGGGGTTTCTAATATAGGCAATGCCATGATGTATCCTTATAAAATAACTTGCAAAATATCTAATGTTATTATAGTCCACCGCGTGTGCCGCGATCAAGGCCACCAATAACAGGAGATGCTCTATCGATAACTGGTGATGGGTTAATAAGATTATTAATAAACGGAGGTCTCAATTTTGGATCAAAATTTGTTTTTGCTCCGCGGCCTCTGAAACTAGGATGTTCAGCAAACCAACGTCTGTATGTAAATGTCATGTTTAATCTACCTGCTTGATTTACTGCACCAGAACTAAGATCTACTAAACTCATTGCACGCGGAAAAGCGTCTTCTAAATAAATTGAATACGTTTCCTCATCTTTTATATCTACCTGATTGTCAAAAGTAAGCAGATTTACCGATGAAACTTTTGGAGCCAATTGAGATATTTTAATTTGAGACACATATTCTTCGGAATAGTTGACATTAAATGAGTTTGGGTTTACTATTTTAAACATCCATGCATCAAAAAATGCTTTTACTTTCATTTTTTCATCTAAATAAAACGTCATACTAATAGCTTCGCCATTAAATTCCGATGATACTGGGCGTTGATATGCAGGACCATATAATTTTAGTCCCTTAGTTGTTACTGACATTCCCGGCAAATTTGTTATTTCGCAATATAAACTAACTAACCTACTTTCATCTGAAAAATTCTGCAGGGCTTTGGGTGGTAATATTTGTACTTCAAATTTATTTGATTTAGCTATACCAGATCTTGATATCTCTGTTCTAAAAGTATCTATATTAAAATTAGACATTAGGTTCCTTATTATTGACTTCTATTAGCATCTTGCCACACTGCAGTCTTTTGTGCACCTACAAATTTTTCAACCGGTAATTGTGAAGCTGTTACCCAATCTTGATAATTAATTTTATAAAATCTTGATTGTACATGACTATTTAAATAATGCTTTACCGCAAATTTTGCGGGACTTAATTTTGATGTTGCATTTAGCAATTTCCATGATAATTGAATTCGTTTATCACTATTTGTAGTAACAGTATATTGTGTCAATATATCTAAAATTTTAAATCGCATTAGATATGGTAAGTAATGTAGGTTTATGCCGTAAAATCCACCAGGTACTTTTCTAAAAGGTAATACTAGCGGCATTCTATCATAATAAGGTAGTTCATTTTTAAATTTAGGATCATACATGAACAGATACATTTCACCCGGCATAATAGTCGTAACCATCGGGGTTTCCCGCAATACCTGTCCGGTAGATCCCGCCATTTTTCCTAAATTAAGAACTTGTTGTCTATACCATTGGTAGGATTTCTCCTGACCCGCGGCATTTAGGCGTATTGTTTCAAAAGGACTTTTCGTTGCCATTTAATTTTTTAATTCCCAAATCTTTTTCTGTTAAAATAACAAATTTCATGTTACGATCTTTACAAAATTCAAATGCTGCTTTCCACTTAGCATCATTAACCCCATATTGAAATACCTCATCTATAAATCGTTTTGTCTTTTTCTTTGGTATTTCTGGAGGTTTAGTAAATTTTTCCGGTTTAATCTCTATTAAGTACTTTTCTGTGCTATTTGTCTTAGTAAGGACCTTTATATAGAAATCTACAAAATATCTATGTGCTTTATTGTCAATCGGCGAAATATATGGGATTATTACTGTTTCCGATCCCCATTCCACCACGGAAATGCTGCTATCGCACCATTTCATAAATTTAAGCTCCCACAAAGAACGATATACAATATTTGTGATATCTCCCTTATATTTTGTAGCATTTACTACTCTAAATCGGCCCTTGTAGGTTTTGGTGTACATAACTCATATAAATAATTAATAACTATAATATTTATAGGAAACAAATGGCTGATAATATCAATCCAAACTACACAAATATCAGGGCTACCGAATATAATAATAAAAATCCATTTGACAGTATACGACAAAAAAATAATGGATACAACATAGGTACACTTAGTTATCCTGCAGGATTGGGCGTACAGCCGGATTTACAACATTATGTAACATTTTTTATAAATGTTCGAAGTAAATCTAAATTTGTCAAAGACAATTCTTATAAGGTTATTGCAGATAAAACAGGTGAAGCAGCCGGTGGGAGTGTAAGGAATACTTTAAACCCGCAGGATACCGCATCCAAGTTAATTTTTGGCGGGATGTTGGGATTATCTGTATATGGAGCAGGCAAAGGCTTGGCAACAGCAGCCGGACAAATATTAGGGGTATCAAATAATACAAATCCTACAAATAAACCATCCAATCAACCGGCCGCGGCAAGGGTTGCCGGAAAAGCATCGGCCGCTACGCTATTTGGGGGTATACTGGCCGCGGCTGGCGCCGTAGGTGCAGGCAGTTTAGTATTGGGCTCACAGATACTGCAAAAAGATTCTACTCAAAGACTCATAGACGTAATAACATTACAAATGCAGGAAAAACCTAGTGTAACTTACGGTATAAACTACCAAGATAAAGATTTAGGAATTTTAGGTGGTTTTTTGGGCGGAGATAACTCCGCAGCAGATTCTGTAAATTCTACAACCAGGGGCGAAGGCCTTGCAATTCAAGCAGCCCTAAAGGTTGCACAGATACCATCAATATTGCCGGGAATGGGCGGATTGGGTAATATATCAGACATTGTACAATTCGGAGCAAAAGTAAAAACAAATCCTTTCAGAGAAGTATTTTTTGAAGGGGTTGATTATCGTAAATTTAATTTTAGATATAAATTTATGCCAAAAAATAAAGGCGAAGTTTTATCTGTTTATAATATCATTAGTAAATTTAAGGAACACATGCATCCCGAATTAGCAGCCGGCGGAGCATTTTTTGTATATCCTTCTGAGTTTGAAATTGCCTATTATTATAATAATAAAGAAAATGGTTATTTTAATAAAATTGCAACCTGCGCACTAACAGATTTGAGTGTTGATTATGGGGGCGAGCAATTCTCATCTTTTTCAGATGGTGCTCCCACTGAAATTAATTTAACATTGAGTTTTAGAGAACTAGAACTTATTACAAAAGAATCTATAAGAACTCGAGGATATTAAATGTTTTTTGAAAAATTTCCTTTATTGTTATATACGTTAGATAATAATCGTACAGTGCAAACTGTTCCAGATATTTTAAGACGTGCAGTATTGTCTAATGAATTAAAAAACAACAGTTCTGTTTTTGATCAGTATGATATTAAAGATGGAGAAACTCCTGAAATTGTTGCCGATTATTGGTACGGAGATTCTAACCTGCATTGGGTTATTCTAATTGCCAACGATATTATAGATCCCAGATTTGATTGGCCAATGAGCTATTATAATTTAGTAGAATTTGTAAAGGGCAAGTACGGAGAAGAAGATGTGAATAGCCTACATCATTATGTTAACCCGCAAGAATATATTGTATCCGGTTATAGAGCAATGGTTGAAAATTCTTCATATACATTACCACAATCAATACAGTTTCAGGCAACAACCGGCGTACAACAAATTAATTTAGTTCTACAAAATTTTCCAACAGGGTCGTTATTTCCAGTTACAAATCTTATGTATGAAACTGCCGAGAATGAGAAAAAGAGAAGAATTAATATCCTAAAACCCGAAATTGTTTCTACCGTTGAAACAAACTTTAACACAATCATTCAACAATGAGTATTTCTACACAATCTTCTCTGCAAGCAGCGGGTGAAATAAATATTGAACAACTATTTCTAGTCTCGACTAAAGGAACGATATCTTTAACAGATTATCTTGTTGAATTGAATATTTACGAAAGTATTTTTAATAACGTATTATCCGGAGATATTTTATTATCTGATAGTAGAAATTTACCAAAAGAATTAGATTTAGTTGGGGATGAGTATCTAGTTATTAAAGTTACTACACCAGGACTTATTAATTCAATATATAAAACTTTTAAAATTATTTCAATTGCAGATCGTATACCGGTCAGAGATCAAAACACACAATTATACAAATTTAAATTTATATCTCAAGAAGCATTAATAGATTCATTGAGTCCGTTATATAATGCATTTTCGGGACAAGTTGATACTATAATAGATAAAATTTTTACAGATAATTTAGCAATTTCAAGAAATCTTGTATATAACGAAACAAATAATAAATTGTCTGAGAGCAAAGAAAAAACTGCGTTGGTTGTTTTTTCAGAGGCAGCAAATAAAGTTAAATTTGTAAGTCCTGCATGGACACCTTTTCAATGTATAAATTGGTTGGCAAAAAAATCATTACCTAAATCGGGTAAAGCGTGTAACTTTTTATTCTGGGAAACTAATCGAGCATTTTATTTAGGAAGTCTTGAAGACATATTTGACAAAGAAACATCTATAGGAAGATATGAGTATAAGGCAACAGGCGTACTAGGTCCGTCTGACGATACTGTAGAAAAAATGGCATTAATCCAATCGGTACAAATACTAAATGGATTGGATTATTTGGATAATCTAGACAATGGATATTTTGCAAGTAAATTAGTATCTTTAGATATATTTAAAAAACAAAGAACAATTACGGACTACGATCACGTTAGTAACTTTTCTTCCTATAAACATCTTTCTGGTAAAAATTCTATACCATTATTTAAACCGGAAAATATTGTTAGAAACTTAAACAGTCACACTAAAGTATATCCGTCGGCATCTAGTATCCATACGGGAATTGAAAATAATTTTAACGATAGAATGGGAGAATTGTATGGTAATCGTTTATCAAACTTACTTGAACTTAATTCGTTGAAGCTGAATATTTCAATATACGGCAGGACAGATGTTGAAGCAGGCAGATTAATAGAAATTAAATTTCCAGATATGTCGCCCGTAGATGAATCAGATATAACGTCTGAGCATTTAGATTCACGATATTCTGGGAATTATCTAATAACTTCTATTCATCATAAAATTAATTTTTTAAAACATATGATAACAATGGAAGTTGTCCGGGATTCATTGTCAGGATCCCCCACAGATTACCTAAGAAATTCTTCGAGATAATGTTATGAACAATTTATATTTAAATCAAAATTTTAACTTTTGGGTAGGGATTGTTGAAGATAGAAAAGATCCTGAAAAAATAGGTAGATGCAAAGTTAGGATATTTGGATATCACACAGATGATATTAGTATATTACCTACAAACGATTTACCGTGGGCAACTCCTATGATGCCAATTACGTCTGCAAGTACTTCAGGCGTCGGTGTCTCTCCGTTAGGACCAGTTGAAGGAACTTGGGTCGTAGGTTGGTTTTTAGATGGTGAAGAAAAACAACAACCTGTAATGATGGGAACCTTTGCTGGAAAACCGGATAAAACCCCCACCGTTGAAAAACTACTAATAAATGAAGAAGTTAAAGCAGGCAATGTTGTAACCACATCGTTTGGTGCTGTGGTTTATGATGGTAACGGGCAACCATTAAAATTAGATAATGCAAATACGGAACCTACATTACCAACTGATCTAGACATTCCTTCGGTGTTGCCGCACCCATCAAATCCCACTCAAAATCCCGCAGGCCCTTTGAACGATCCAGCATTTGCTTCACAAAGAGGGTTTAGCGATCCGAATAAAATTTATCCAAAAATTGATTATGCTGGGTTGCCGGATACAAATAAATTAGCGACAGAAGATACATCTCACAAATCTTTTAAAACAAAAGAATATTACCGTAAAAAAGATATACCCACCGCATCTGGCGGAAGTAATTGGTCCGAACCTACAACAGCTTATAATGCACGGTATCCTTATAATCAAGTAATTGAAACTGAAGCGGGCCACGTTATTGAATTAGATTCAAGTCCAAATGCTGAAAGAATTCATATTTACCATAAAAAAGGTACTTATATTGAAATAGATATAAATGGTACAATGGTTAAAAAAGTAATTGGCGACAGTTACGAGGTATGCGATAATAATGGATATGTATATGTTAAAGGTGCACTCAATTTAACAGTAGGAGGACCGACAAAAATCTTAGTACAAAATAATGCAGACATCGAAGTAAATGGTGCTTTGAATATAACAAGCAACGGATCAACTTTAGTACAATCTGCAAAAACTGTTCAAGTTGTTGCTAAAGATATTAAAGTTTCTGGAAAATCTAGTTTAGAATTAACAAGTGACGGGCCCGTCAATATTCAGGGTAGCAGTATTACTATGAATGCCAAATCGGGTGCATTTGCAGCTAAGGCAAGCAAAGATATTGCTTTACAGTCTGGGGCAGCATCAACTGCAAGTATTAAAGGTGGGTTAGAATTATTATTAGATGCCGTAACTGTTAAAACAAAAATGGGCGCAGCTACTATATCTACTACAAAATTACCGGTATATGCTCCGCCCGAGGAAAAAACAGTTGCAACAGTTTCTGGCAAATCCAACTTAACTAGACCAGATGCCCCGGCGGGCATATTCCTTGGAGATAGTTTGGAATCTGAAGCAGCGGATCTTGCTAAAAAGCGTTTGGAGTCAGGTGAGGTTAATTCTTCAATAAAATCTCTTTCCGGATCAGAAACAGATACAAATACTGCAACAACGGGCAAACCTATAACAGTTGATTCTTCTGAATTTGAGAATTACAATAATTTCCCAGATTCATTAAAATTATCAAAATATATTTACCTCGGAGATGTGTCAACCAAAGCATCCGCAACCTCATATGCGGTACAAGCTCAAAATGGATTAACTGCTGCACAAATCGTTGGCAATTTAAAATATCTTTCAGTTAATGTGCTTGATAAAATTAAAGATCAATATCCAGATATGGTAATAACAAGCGGGTTTAGATCAAGGCCATCTAATTCGGATCACAATTTAGGGCAAGCAGTAGATTTACAGTTTAAATCCCATTCATTCTCAGATTACTATAGTATTGCAGAATGGATTAAAAATAATGTTCCATATAAACAGGTATTACTAGAATATGCATCAAGACCATCTGGAACGATTGCTTGGATTCATGTCGCAGCTGCATCAAATGGAGCAAAATCTCCGATGCCAATTGGTACGCTTGCAAATCATAGTGCAGACGCCCCGGGTCGAAGAAATGCCTTCGTAAAATTGGTATAAATAAAAGGATGTTATTTATTATTTCGATCATCTAGCAATAAAATTATAATAAATATTAAAAATGGCTACTACAACTAGAAACGTACGAAGATACACAGATATAAATCTGATGTTCTCTCCCCATCCTTATTCTAAAGATATTCTTACTAGAAAAAACGCGGATGCGGTAAAGTCATCTATACAAAATCTAATATTAACAAAAAATTACGAAAGACCGTTTCATCCAGAGATAGGTAGTCAGGTAAGTGCGTTAATGTTTGAAAATCTTATGCCTTCTACAATTGTTGCAATTGAAAGATCTATAAGAAATACAATAGAAAAATTTGAACCAAGAGCATCAATATTGGATGTTCAAATTTTAGATAATTCCGATAACAATGCACTTGATATAGAAGTAACATTTGTCCTTAGTAATGTTGCATTGCCAATAACAGTAACAACAACAATTAGTAGAGTAAGATAATGGCAAATTTAAGAATAGCGGAATTAGATTTCGATACTATAAAATCCAATTTAAAGGATTTCCTTAAAAATTATACCGATACTGATGGCGCGCCTTACTTTACAGATTTTGATTTTGAAGGATCTGGGTTATCTATATTATTAGATGTGTTGTCATATAATACTCATTACAATGCGTATTTAGCAAGTATGGTTATAAATGATATGTTTTTAGATTCTGCGGTCAAACGTGCATCTGCTGTTTCTATCGCAAAACATTTGGGATATACTCCGGTATCAGCAATTGGTGCAAGAGCTACAATATCATTTACAGTAACTGACGTAACAAATTCTCCTAATTTTTTAACTCTAGATAAATTTACTCCATTTACAACTTTTGTAAATGAGTCTACACTAACATTCGTTAATTTGGATGCAAAAACAATACAACCTGTAAATGGAATTTATTCATTTGAAGACATTGAGATTGTTGAAGGCATTCCTCTACAGTATGTTTATAGTGTTGAAACCCCTGGACCTTTAGAAAAATATACTATTCCAAATGATAATGTTGACACAACAACAATTCAAGTTGTAGTTCAAAATTCTGTGTCGGATTCTACACAAACTGTATATACATTAACTGAAGATACTTTAAATATAGACGGCGAATCCACAGTATTTTTTATTGAAGAAAATCCTTCCGGATTATATCAAATTTACTTTGGTGACGGAGTTATTGGTAAAAAATTGGCAAGAAATAATTTAATAACTATAAATTACCTCATAACCAATGGAACCATAGGCAATGTTGCAGGCACACTTTCACAACAATTTACTTGCGGAACAAGTATTGGCGGCGGAACAGTTTCTGGAACAATAATTGCGGCCACAAATTCAAGAGGTGGCCTTGAAAGAGAAGATATAAATAGTATTAAGTTTAGAGCACCTAAATTTTCTTCATCATCAAATAGAGCAGTTACAGGCGACGATTATAAAGCAATTATATCAAAAAATTATCCATTGGTTCAATCTGTATCTGTTTGGGGCGGGGAAGATAATGTTCCTCCAATGTATGGAAAAGTTATAATTTCATTAAATCCATATGAGGGGTATGCTATTACCGAAGGGGTAAAGGCGGACATTAAAAATATTATTTTACAAAACAAACAAGTTTTATCTATAATGCCAGAATTTGTTGATCCTGATTATTTTTATATAAATTTATCAGTTAACGTAAAGTATGAAGCCGGAAAAACTTCCTTATCTTCGACAAATATTAAAAATTTAGTTGTTAACGAAATACAAAACTATTTTTCAACTGATCTTCAACAATTTGATAAAGATTTTGTATTTTCAAAGTTATCAAGAAATATTGATAATGTAAATGAATATATCATTGGTAATTTAATGACTGTAAAATTACAAAGAAGAATTTCACCCATTTTAAATAGTAAATTAAACATTTATACTTTGGGCGATACAATTAATTTTAAAAATGGATTAGTCCCGGGAAGTTTGACAAGCACAAGTTTTGCAGTAAATTATAAAGGGAATTCTTTGGTTGCAAAAATTAAAGACGTTCCAAATGATTCTGTACCAAATAATACTGGTACAGGTACAGTACAACTTATTGATGCAATTAATGACACTTTACTGAATACTGCGTATGGATCTATTAATTATGGTACCGGCGAATTGTCAATAGACAGTTTAGAATTGTTAGGATACCCAACAGAAACTTCAGATATTAGAATTACGGCAACCGTGCAAGATGAATATCTAGATGTAAATGTTAGTAAAAATCAAATTATCTTATTAGATGATAGCTCCACCAATATTGATTCAAATCGATTACCAGGACTTACAGTTAATGTAATCTCAATATGAGTAGAATAAGAGAAAAATTATCTAAAATATTTGCAGCACAAATACCCGAGTTTATTCGGGTAGGCGAATATGATGTTATAAACGTACAACCAATATCAACAACTGCGTCGTCAAAAATTGTTACGGTTGGAGATACTAATGATATTATTGCTGGTGATAGATTGCAACACCCAGCAATTACAAATACAGTATTTGTAACTAAAGTATTATCAACTACGCAAGTTGAAGTGAGTAATGCGATAGTTGTTACGCTATCTAATCAAATTGCAAAATTTGTTAGAGCTGATTCAACATCTACATTTGTAAAATTTTTAGAGGCGTATTATAAATTTTTAGAACAAGATAAAGGTGCGCAAGAAGTATTACAAAATGCAAGAAAATATGGAGATAGTGATTATACGTCCGATGATTTAATTGAACAGTTCTTTGTAAACTATGGCAATGATATTCCACGAAACATTGTTACAGACAAACGCACGTTTATTAAACATTTTAGAGACATTTATAAAACTAAAGGTACAGAAGAAGCATATAAATTGCTTTTTCGTGCAATGTTTAACTCTAAGGCGGAATTTTACTATCCTAGCGAATCGGTACTAAAACCTTCCGATGGAGTATGGAGAAAAGATAGAACCATAAAAGTAATCCCTGGCCAACTAGGATCAGGCAATCCTTTTGATTTTAAAAATACTAAGATTACCGGCCAAACATCTAAAGCAACCGCGGTGGTGGATAATGTTTTACGGTTGTTTGAGGGCGTTGTAGAAATTTATGAATTAC